AAAAGGTGTGGTGAATTCTGCCTTTATGCCAATTTCTATTACACCTCAAAATTCAGTTCAGTTGAATGGAGTTGACTCTTTTGCGGATAAGAAATTGGATGCTCGTCTAGTTTATTTGCATGGTAATCCTATTTTTGGAGCTAAATCGATCTGGAACCATTTAATGACTGTTGAAAATTTTGCTTTTTATGCGCATTCTAGACAGTTAGCATATTTACTTGCACCTCAGAGCGGTTTATTGGGTCAAAAGGTGATATTGGATTATGGTCACGCGTATCTTTATAAAGATGCGCGTGATCTTATAGGTAAATATCACATTTTGGGTAAAATGGCTATTATGTCGCAAGGTGGTGATTGTGGCAGAGTGTATGTTCATTCAGCTATTCAGGCGCAACACGTAATCTTAGGAATGCACACAGTAGGTATTAAGGAGTGTGAAGATATTAATATAGCTATGACACCTTTAATTAGAGAAAGTTTAGATGAAGCTAAAGATTTTATCTGTAGTATGTGTGATCCTGTCGATCACATAGAGCCTTTTTCTGTGTTAGAAATGAAAGATGCTAAATTGGATGCAATTCCATCGATTGTGGAGAAGTATTGGAGTGCGGACACTATGCCATTATTAGGCAAGTTGACTGTGAATAATGAACCTTTGCAGCGCTTTACACCTGAAGATACTAAGTTTTTACCTATAGTTATTCATGACCGGGCTTTTGTGCATCAGAATTGGCGAAATGAATTTTTACCTAGTGTTAAGAAAGCCGTAAAAGTGGGAGATAATTATGTGCACCCTCTTTTTACTGGAGCACAGAAATATGAGCGTCAGGCGCAGAGAGTAGTGCCTATTAGATATTCTATTAATGCTTTTGAACATTATAAAAAACGTTTACCTGCGGATCGGGAGGCTAGAACCCTAACTGATTATGAAGCGATTAATGGCTATGGAACTATAGGACATCTAGTCATGACTACAGGAGCTGGTTATTTGGGTAATTGGTTTTCAAAGGGGAAAACTGAAATTTTTCAACCAATAGAACAGCGAGTGCGAGACGACGGAAGTGTTATGACTTTAGAGTATGAGTGGTCGGAGAAAGCTAAAACCTTTAAGATTCCAATTTGGGGTAAAACTATTGTGGAATTGTATGACCTGTGTGAAAGAGAGATTCAACAAGGGCGACAAATGCCCACTTTCTGGGTCTCAACTCTTAAGGATGAATTAGTTTCGTTAGAGAAAGCTAGAATAGCCAAGACGCGTGTGTTTGAGCAACCTTGTGTTATTTATTCACTCTTGTGCAGAAAGTATTTTGGATACTTTGCGGAATATTTTAAACGACATGCAGGTTTTCGATTGCATCATGGGATTGGGAAAGATAAGAATGTAGTTTGGGGTAGATATTTAGAAATCTTGAGACAGAAGGGGGGTTATGGTTTTGATGTCGATTATAAGAATTATGATGGTACAGTGCAACCTGCAGCTTTTGAGTTTTTCTTAATGGTCACTGACCATTTTTATGGGTTAGTAGATCGAACTGCACGTCATGCGTTGATTAGTAACTTACAGTGTAGCTTGCATTTGGTAGGGATGACTTTAGCTGAATCATCCCAAGGAAACAAAAGTGGTAATCCTTTAACGGACTTATTCAATTCAATAACTAATACGTGGTTAGTGTATGTAATATATCAAATGACACGCGAAGCGAATGGGTTGAGTACTGATATGGTGAATCAGCCTCAAGATTTTGATTTTTTAACTTACGGAGATGACGTGATTATAGCCGCAACTGAGGAGTGTTTGACTTATTTTAATAGAGTTACTTTTGCTGAGATTGCTAAAGTGCTAGGTATGACAGTTACGGCTGCCAACAAAAGTGCCATTATAGAACCATATGAGAGTATTTATGAATTAACCTTTCTGAAGAGTCCTTTTGTACCTAGGGCTGGTTATGTTGCAGCCCCTTTACCCAAAAAGATAATTTATAGAGAATTAATGTGGGAAACTAAGGCTTGTGTTGGTGATCAAACAATCTTTCATGAACGTATTAAAAATGCATTGGAGTTTATGGCGCATCATGGGAATGAAGAGTATCAAAATTTGCGTGTCGAATTGGCTCAACTAGGAGTTCGAGTGGAAGATCGTTTTGTAGAGTGGGAAAATGAAATGCGAGAAAAACAACTTTATCCTGAAGTAGAAGATGGGGTTGGTAGAATGTATGTTAGCGCAGATGATTTGTTTTTAGATCTAGTGGCTGATGAGGCTGATCTGGAAATAGAGTGGGATTCTGATGAGTGGTTATATATGAATGAAGAGTAGGTTCTATTATAGGTAGGTAGGACCCAGGGCCTGTGTGACAAGCAGTTAACCCTTAATATTGGTGGAATTAGTCTCCCACAAACTCTCGCGAGTATAAAGTGATTTTACTGTATTATTAAGCAGTAGAAAATGTAGTGTGGCGCGCAGCGACCTAGATGCTTGGAATGGAAAGGTCGTTTGGCAACCTAGGGTTAAACTAGCGTTGCGCTATGTCTGCCGTTATTATTATTTATAATTTTTAATGGTATTTTGGTCTTAGAAGTATGTATTATTTATAATATAG